CGAGCAGATACGCCTTCGCCCCTTCCGGGAGTTCCCACTTGGCTCCCGGCCCGACACTGATCCCTTCGCTACCGTCGACGTTCTCCAAGACGGCGATCGGGGCGCCCGAGACGTCCAGCACGTGGCTGAGCGTGCTCAGGCGCGCGTTCAGCTCTCGGCACAAATCGACCAGGTCCGGCAGGTCCGATTCGCCCCAGAACTGCGAGGCCCGAGAGTTGTTTGCCAGCACCAGGTAGGGCAGCCACCCGTACGGGTTCGGCTCGTCGCGCGCCGTCTGCCCGGCGACGGTCACCACCCAGCGCTCGCCCGTCCAGTCCTCGTGGATCGGATAGAGCTTGTCGAGCAGCATCTCGCCAGGCCGCGCCCACCCCAGACCCTCGATCGCCCTCCCAGGCAGGGTGTAGCGCTGGGTGAAGCGGTACGCCTCCGTCGGGGTGTCGGGGCTCCACCACGCCAGCAAATTGCGCGGGTCGACCGCCGCCAACCGCGGCCGCTCAGCAACCGTGTCCCAGGTGACCTTGACGACGCCGTCGCCGTACACCGCCGCGTCGATCGCCAGGTCGAAATCGATCCGCTGCGCGTCGAGCTCCGCCAGCAGCTCGGCCAGCAGCGTCTCGACCCGGTTCGCCTGGGCTTCACCGCTCTCCTCTTGCGCCCGCGTGATGTCCGCGGCCTCGATCGGCCCCCCGCCCCGGGCGTCGTCTTCCGGATTCGGATCGATCGGCAGCACCGGGGCCGGCACCGCAAATCCCACGGGCGCGGGGAGCGCGTAGCTCACGACCTTGCGCACCAGGGCGCGGGCGTAGTTGACGACGATGCGCTTCTCGCCGCGGCGGGGGCGACCCAGCCATTGGATACCGTCATAGAAGTCGCCGTACTCCCGGTACCGCGCAAAGCGCAGCCGATCCCGCTCGAACGGGTCGATCTGCGCCGGCGGCGACTGGGGAGACGTGATGGCCAGAACCATGGGTCGCTCTGCTCCGGGCTATTGGCTTCTGGCTTCTGGCTATTGGCTCCGGGTTCCGCGACCGCGTGAGCCAATAGCCAATAGCCAATAGCCAATAGCCAATAGCTGCTCAGGCCGCGTTGATCCCGCGCAGCCGAGCCACGCCGAGCTCGGAGAAGATGGCCATCGACGCGTACCACTTGATCCGGTGCCTCGTCGCATCCTTCGTCTCCAGCTCACCGAGATTGTCGATGGCGATCTCGTCGTGCTGCAGACCCATGACGCCCTCGGACTGTCCAAACTTGACCGCGTAGATGCTCGAGCACACGGCGCCGCTCGAGCCCTCCACCTCGTTGTCCGGCTGGTTGTCCTCCACGATCAGCGGGATCCCGTCATAGAACAGCGCCCGCCGCCCGAAATCGGTGCGGTCGGTCTCCAGCAAGTTGCCCGAGGCCCGCCGCAGCGCGGAGAGCTTGCGCCGGCTGCGCCGGCTCAGCATCAACGCATCGGGCCGGCCCGGCTTGACCATGTCGATCAGCTCGTCCATCTTGTCCAGCGTTAGTGCCGCCCCGTTCGTGCCCATGGTGATCGACCGGGCGCCGGCGCCGATGATGGTGCGCAGCCCATCGAACGACTTCGGATCCGTCCCCGTGTTGCCGACCATGAACGTTTCGTTGAACTTGTAGGCAACGCTCTTCGCCCGCGCCGCGATCACCTCGGCCTCGATGTCGTTCGGATCGGCGTAGGTCGCCTGCAGGAAGTTGTCGACGTCCGCATCGCCGCCCATGATCTTCAGCGCCGCCGTCGCCTGCGTGAAGGTCGGCGTCGCCTCCGTCCAGGTGTCGCCCACATCGAAGAAGTTCGTCGCCGGCAGCGTCGTCTCCCGGTTGTACGTCACCGCCGTCCCGGTCACATCCATGAACGGCAGCAATTCCAGGATCATCGACTCGGTCACGATCGTCTCGATCACGCCGCGCAGCATCATGTCCTGCGTCAGCTTCGCCGCCTCCACCTTCGTCATGGCCATGGCGATCCACTCCCTCCAGTTGCTGTCTGCTGCCGAGCCGGCGCGCGCCGGCTACTCACCGCGGCCCTTGCGCCGCTGCTGGTCCAAGGCCCGCGCGATCTTGCTCCTCGGCGCCAGGTTGTCCACGTCGGCGACGTGCACCCCGCCCCCGGCGGGAACCACCGGCACGACCGGCGTAACCTCCGCCGGCGCGGCTGCCGCAGGCTGCGCCGCCTTCACCCGCTCTTCCACCCGCCCGTACGCGGCCTTCGCCGTCTCCACCGACGTCAGCAGCTCGTCCAGCGACCCGCCCACGACGAGCTCCGGAACCACGTCGCTGTTCGCCGCCAGCACCAGCTCACGCAAGCGCGCCAGCTCCGCCGCGTCGCCGGCGGCAACGGACGGCTCGGTTTCCGCCAATTCCCCCGGCGTCGTGTCGTCGATACCGGCGGCCCGCCTGATGCCCTCCGGCACCGCCGGCACAGCGGGGATGCCATCCACCCGCTCCGCCACCGCCGGCCGCGCCGGCGTCGCCACGCCCTCGCTCGTCCGCGTGGTCTCGACCGTCTCGGTCCCGGAGCCCGTTGCCTGCTCGCCCTCGAACACCCTCGACCTCCTCCCGACTAACGAACCCGGCGGCCGCGCGCCGCCTGCTCCGTCCTCTGCCCGAAGCGACGCCGCGTCGCCTCCTCTTCGAGAAACCTTGCCTGCTGCCCGTTGCTGCGTGCCTCGAGCACCAACCGGATCAGCGCCACCCCGGAGAGCCCGATCACGTCCACCGCCCCGCGCTTGCACCGGCAGTTGATATGCAACTCCGGCCGCGGGCCCTCGAAGGCGAAGAACACGCGCCCCTCCAGGGAGCGGCAGCCGGCGCAGATCTCCGGGATCCTGAAGTCACCCAGCGCTCGATCCCGAACCGGTTGCGCAGCTCCTGCAGGGCCTGCTCCACTAGCCCACCCCCGCCAGTCGCATCGCGACGTCGACCAGGACGGCGCCGGCCACGAGCCACAGCACCGCGTTGACCCGGCTCTTGACCTCGGCCAGATCCGCGGCCAGGTCGGTGACCATCTGCCGCGTGAGGGCCTCGTGTGCGCTCTTCGGGGTCAGGTCGATCCCCTCGATTCCCTCATGGCCAGCCGCCCTCAGCCCGTCGATCGCCCGCCGCAACCGCTTGGCCCGCTCGTCACCCATCACCCGACACCCGTCATCCGATACCCGTCACCCGCCGTCCAGATCGGCCAGGATCGTCGTGATGGCATCCGTGAGACCCTCGGCGAGCTGCCCGTTGATGGCCCGCCGCGCCTTCGCCGCCTGGATGCTCACCGCGGCCACCCGGCTAATTGCTTTGGCCAGCGTCACCGGGTCATCCTCCTCGGCCACCAGCCGCGCCATGACGATGCGCAGGACCGCGATCTCGTCGTCGACGCCGCCCTCCGCCGCCGCCTGCGTCATCAGTCCGGTCAGCCGCTCCCCGAACAGCCCCCGGTAGTCCCCTTTGTCCAGGCGCTCCCGGAAGACCTTCGCCGCCTCCGCCCGGCGCTCCGCGTCCTCCCGAGCCATCCGCTCGGCAAACGCTTCGCCGGCAGGCGCCTCCGGCCTCCTGACCGATTCCCCCTTGTGGGCCGCGCAGAAGGCTGTCCGCCCCCGCGCGAAGTTCGTGCAGCCCGGCGCCCCGCACCGGCGCCGCGGCGCGCGTGCAGTGCTCACGGGCCATCACTCCCCCGCACATCACGCCAGCACGAGCGAGCCGGAACGCACCCGGCGCTTGCGTCCGGCCATCAGCGCCAGGGCTTCGTCCCGAAACGCCGCCGCGGCGGCCTCGATCCCCGTAGCCTTCGTCCCACGCTTCGCGTCCTCGATCGCCCGCCGCTCCAGCGCCTGCGCCGCCGCCAGAGCGACCACGATCGGCTCGTCCCCCGCCTCAATCGGCTCCTGGCTGCCGTCGTCGCCCACGAGCTCACGCCCGCCGAGGTAGTCGATCGCCCAAACCCCCGCCTCGTCCCCCGAAACGGGCCGCTGCAGGCGCAGTTGACCATCCCAGGCCTTCCAGCCCTGCACGAGACCGGTGGCATCGATCGCAGCCGGCCCCTGGCGCTCCGACATCGGAGGCACGTCGCGCCCGCGGTTGTCGCGGACGGCCACGATCCCGGTTTCGAACACCCCGGCCGGGAGGGCAACGGCCACGGCCCCTGTCACCAGCGCCACAGTGGCCGCCGTCGCCCGCCGCGGGAACGCCACGCCGTACGCCCGCACGGCCGTCGCGAGATAGTCGTTAAGCGTGGAGTCACTCCACAGCGGCGAACCCGAGGTGTCCTCGAGCCGTTCCCGCACCGAACTCCGCAGCTGCGCGCGTGTTGCCATGGGTGACCACGAACCCGAACAAACGTTCCGGTAATCCCAGCCAAAGTAGCGCCTCGCTTCTCAAAAAGCAAGCAAATCGATTGATGCGTTGTTCATTCGAATTATGGATAACGGAATCGCCGAAGTTCTATTTGTCAGTTGACGCTATTTGGCAGCACGTGTTCATAGTTGACGACGAAGACTCGTTGCCCCGTCCGTGCCCACACACGCCCATTCGGCGATATGTGCCGATACC